CAAGGTACCTCAGGTACTCAGAAAGGTGGATCTGGTAGTGATGTTGACTTCGCTGCTAACCTATTCTGTGGAGCTCAAGCTCTTGCTATGGCAGATATCGGTTTGCCTGAAATAGTTGAAGACACTTTCGACTATGGAAACCAAAACGGTATTTCTATCGGTAAGATCATGGGTCTTAAAAAACCAGTCTACAACTCTGACATTTCTGGTCAGAATGAAGACTTTGGTGTAATCAGAGTAGATTGCGCATTTTAATTAAGATTGGGGTGGTCTTCGGACCACCTCTTTCTACTAAACAGGAGTTTTAAATGGAAAAAAAGACTATGAAAGTTATATCAGAAACAGACTTATATGTATCACTAACAACTGGTGATGCTGTTCGTTTATATGCAGGAGAAGCAAGAGAATTCCCAGAGTATATTGGATATGCTTGTTTACAAGCTGGGGCTAAAGAAGTAAGAGAAGAGCCCAAAGCTAAAACAATGGAAGATGTTATAGAAGAAACTATAGAAAAACCAAAGGCAAAAGCTAAAACAACTAAGAAAAAGTAGATGGCCGGTACGTTACAAGCACAGCATATTTTATCCAGGGTACGTAATATACTTCAGGATAATACTGGCGTGCGTTGGACCGATGGCGAATTATTTGATTATTTAAGTGATGGTCAAAGAGAAATTGCTAATTTCAGACCAGATGCTACTGCTACACACGCAAATGTACAGTTAGCAACTGGTACTGAACAAACAATACCCGCAGATGGTTTAAGGCTAGTAAAAATAGTAAGAAATGTCGCAAGTACCTCTGCTAGCGCTACTGGTGGTAGAACAGTTAGAGTAGTATCAGAAGATTCTTTAAATAGCACCGAACCAAACTGGCATGATCCGACTGTATCTGGTGATGCTACCCACGGCACTGAAGTAAAACACTATATTTTTGATGGTGATGACCCTAGAGTGTTTTATGTATACCCGGGAGTAGCAGGTAATGCTTTTGTAGAGGTGGTGTATTCTAAAAACCCAACGAGTATTGGTGCAGCCACAGATTTAATACAAGTAGATGATATCTTTGCAAACGCACTAATAAACTATGTTTTATATAGAGCATATTTAAAAGATGCTGAATTCGCTGGTAACCAACAACGTGCCGCTAATTTTTATAATATTTTTAATCAAAGTTTAGCTAGAGGCGGGGTAGTTAGAGATGCGGTACAACCCGACCAAGGAGTGATGAATGGCTAGTTTTGATTCATTAATTAAAGATGTTTTACCATATGTTCCAGGTTGCCCTGATTCATTAATAGAAACTACATTACGTTCTGCAACTATAGAACTTTGTGAAAAAAGTAAAGCTTTTACTCATGACCTAGACCCGATAACTACTATATCAGGAGTTTATGAGTATGAGTTTGACCAACCAGCTGGTACAGATGTGCATCAAATATTATGGGCTACTTACGATGGCAATGATTTAGACCCGATTAGTCCAAGAAGTTTAGAATTAAATTACCCTGATTGGCGAGATAAATCAGGTATACCAACTGTGTATTTACAAAAAACACCAGATACTTTCTGGTTAGTACCAGTGCCTAATGCAAAAAATGTAAATGGTTTGCTATTAAATGTAGCGTTAAAACCTAGTAGGACTAGTAATAATATAGATACTAATTTTAGTAATGATTATCGAGATGGCATTGTTTATGGTGCTGTTTATAGGTTATTAAGAATGCCTAGTAAAGAATGGACAGACCCAGTAGCCGCTGCTGACTATTTTAACTTGTTTCAAGCTCAGGTATCTGATGCAGAGTTAAGAGGTAGAGGTGGTAATATTGGTGTGAAAAGAACAGTAAAATACAAAGGTGCAGGTTTATCCCCAAGGAAGAGGTATGGACGATATGGCAAAGAGTTGGACTATTAATGGTAAGGTCTTTGAATACATTCCATTAGAGGATGTCAAAGTTGCTTACAATACAATAGAACCAGATCTCAGGAAAGTAGCCGAAAAGTCTTACGCTGATTGGATACCCGCTGATGTGTACGCAGCATTGCGAAAAGGCAGTTCTGAGTTATACATGGTATATGAGGATAATTACTATGCAGGTTTTGTTATAGTATCAATTTTAGATGATGCTGGAGGAGAAAAAACACTATATATTTGGGTTGCTTATAGTAGGCCCGGATATAATATAATAGGCGCAGGTGTAGAGTTTTTAGAAGGTCTAATACAAAACACCAGCATAACAGGAATGGAGTTTCATTCTGACCGTTCTGGATGGAGTAGAGCGGCTAAAAAGCACGGATTTAAAGCAGTAACAACAGTTTATAGAAAGGAAGTGTAATGGGTAGTAAACCAAAGGCTCAAGAATACAAACCGAGTGAAACAGAAAAACAACAGGCAGCTCAAGCACAGGCTGATCAAGCGTTTTTTGAACAATCGTATGACCCTTTGTTAAGGCAAATGCGGGATGAATCATTAAAAACTGATACAGCTTCTACTTTACGTGGCCGTGCACAGGCGGATACTATGCAAGCAACTACAGGGAGCGGCCCTAATTTGGGTGTAGTCTCTGGTGTAGATACCACAGCCAATAGAGCCTTGGGGGCAGTTGGTAATATTTTACAAGCCAATGTGCTAGCGGGAGATGTGAAAGCTAACCAACAAGTTGGGGTGTTAGCAACTGCTAGGGGGCAAGCTGCGGATGCTGGTAGTGGCTTAGCTCAAGCAGCTAAATTAGCCAGATCGGAAGATTTAAACAGAGCTACTGCTGGTTTAAGTAGAAGTACTAATATTATGGGAAATCTTGGAAAAGTTGGTAGCATGGTTATGAAAAAAGGTTTAGACGATGGAGGGTTTTTTAGAAGGCCCCCTAACAGTTCTGGTCAAATGATTTAATTATGGATCTAAGAGATAATATTAAGGACCCCGATAAGGTCTTTGCTGATGTTTCCAAGCGTCAGTTTGATAGATATGAACGTGATTTCAAACCATTTGAAAGAGATTTAATAGCGCGTGCTCAAACCGACACTAGTCTAATAGATAGAGTTCCTGAAGATGTAGAGCAGCAACAAAGAATTGCAGAGGGTGTGAGTAGACGGAATAGAGAGAGGTTTGGTTTTGAATCTACTCAAGCTTTAGCTTCTGAAAGAGAAAGAGCTACACAAAGAGGAGAAGCCTTAAATTTAGCTGGTGGGTTAACTAACGCTAGATTAGCCCAATTAGATCAAAATCAAAAAGTTTTAGGTGATTTAATAAATATTGGACAAGGCTTGAATAGAAGTTCATTATCTGGATTAGGTGCTGCAGCTCAAAATGCAGTAGCAAGAAGAAGCCAATATGAAAGAGATAGGGTAGCTTACAAAAATGCTAGAACAAGTATGTTAACCAATATTTTAATGGCCCCTTTATCAATTTTTTCTGACATACGTTTGAAAAAAGACATTACTTTTAGCCACAAAGAAGGTAAATACAATGTTTACACTTGGGAGTGGACTGAAGAAGCTAAAGAATTAGGTGCAGGCGACCTACCTAAATATGGAGTTCTTGCACAAGAAGTAAAAGTACAAACTCCAAAAGCTGTTACTACACACGGTTCTGGTTATTATATGGTTGATTATGGAGCTTTAGATGTCTGAGTTTAAGTCCGCAAGAGATATGAATTTTTTCCAGAGAGTATTTGGAGGACGAAGGTATACCGCTCAAGAGGTAGATGCTATACAAGGTCAAGAAGCTAGTGAGTACAGCGCTACTTTTGGTACTATGCAGGGCGACTACGCTACCGCTTTACAGGACGAGACACCACCGGAAGAATGGTTAGCTAGTGGTAAAACACAAGATCAATGGGGTAAATTTAGAAATCAAGAAAAAGATAAATCACTTACTGGGTTTACAGCGAGTAAATACATCACAATATATGGTAAAGATAAGTTTTTACAAAACTTACCTGCTGATACTGCAAAAGAGACTCTTAGTACTTTCCAAGATAAAGAAACTGGGCAATTTAAATTTTTTGACCCTTTTAACAGTCCTACTTATAAAAATGAAGCTGGAGAAGAGGTAACAGATGTTAACGTAAGAACTGCTACCATGGGTGAAGATGGCACCGCTAAAATGCGTACTAACAATTTAACGGCTGATGGCAGTAATCAAAGAGATTCTGAAGATCCTGGAATAGCTTTAGATAATAGTCAGTTAGATGCTTTTTTTGAGTTAGCTAGATTAGAAAAAGCTAAAAAAAGTGGCGGAAGAATTACCGAGTCTTTAAAGAGATTAGATCAAGAGTTATTAAATGAACAAAACTTAGATATTGATGAGGCTATATTAAGTGGGGATAGAAGTGTAACGCTAAATGCAGCCGAAAAAATTGCAAATTATTTTAAAGAAAAAGGTATTTCAGTGAAAGATACTACCACTGGAGAAAGATTTTCTGCAGATGATTCTGTAACAGCAGCAGCTGATCAAGCTTCAGCTGATGCCATGCCTAATTTAGAGGGTACTCTTTCGGGTTCTACTGTTAATCCTGCAAATCCAGCGGTAGTAAAAGCAAATGAAATAGTTACCTCATATAAACGTGGGGATAACATTAACGCAGAAGATTTAGCGGGTGGTTTGTCAAAAGGTTTTCAAAAAACTTTTACACGTGATTTTAATTCGAGTCAAACACGAGTGGATGCTGCTAGAACTCGTATCGCTGCATTAGAACAAAAAAGAGAAAAAGATGGGGAGTTATCTAAAGGAGATCAACAAAGATTAGCTGGTGCAGAAAAGCAACTAGAAAGAAGTTTAGATTCTCAAGAAAGATTAGTAGAAAGAGTAAAAAATAACATAGAGTCTGATGCTAAAACATATAGAGAAAGGGTTGCGGGAGACCAAAGTAAATTAACAGAAGACCTTGATCGAGTTAATTTTAACCTTACGGTTGAGTCAGTTTCACCTGCAGGTAAAGAAAAACTTCTAACAGAACAGGGAAATACGTTAAAAAAATTCTTAACTGGAAAACATCTAGATACTCCTGGTTCAGAAAAAACGGTTGTAAACCAAGTGCTTGCTTCTAAGGGAAATGATTTAAAAGCTATTCAAGGTAATGGCCCTCTTATGGAAGATTTAAAAAATTTATCTGGAGCTGAATTAAACCAAAAATACATGAATCAAGATGGTAGTTTAAATACTGAAGCTATTTATGGTAAAGAATATGAACCTGAAGTTGAAAGCATTCTTAAAAAGACTGTTTCTAATAAACAAATAGCAGATTTTGTTTCAGCAGTTAAATCAGGAGACCAAGAAAAAATAGATGCTGTAGTAGATAGTATTAACATATCAGAAGAAGACGAAAGACAACTAACATCTGTAATCACGCAATCTGCTAGTGGGGCAAACTATGCAAAGGGTGCACAAGGACCTGGAGGTAGAGGTAAAGCAAGAGCTTTTGCAATTATAGCTATGTCTACCATGGATAAGTCATCACCGGAATACAAACGACTTACAAGTGCTCCTTACTTAAGTATGATTGAAACTGGTAGATTTACTGGTGATCAATTAAATTACCAATCTAAAATTTATAATAATGCGCGTTTAGACAGAGCGATGCGAGATGTTAGCTCCCCGGTTAAAGTAGAGATTGATCAAGTTAGAGAGATGATAGTAGATTTTGGAACTGACGAAGATTCTCCTTTATATGAAAACGCACAAGCACTTTTTAAGAACGTATCTCCTCGTATTACAGCAGCAAAACAACAAGCGACAAATGCTGCTGACCAAAGGGCTGTGCTTACTTACACTATGGAAATGATGAAAAAGTTCCAACAAACTTTAGAGCCCAGCACTTTCCAAAAAATATTTTCTCTTGGGTTTGCTAGAGGGGGTAAACTAAATATGTTTGGAGAAAATATTGATATTAAACCAATTATTAAAGGTAATGAACTTATAGGGTTTCGTTCGGGATCAGCTGAGATAAAGTTGAATGATGCAGCACAAGATTATGATCCTAGATTTATAAATGCTTTAAAAGAAATAGCAATACGTAACTAATGGCCTCTTTAGCGGATATAATTTTAGGTAAATCCGAACCAGCTAAGAAACAAGAAGAAGCTGTTGCAGATAAAGTTTTTAGCAATCAAACTCCAGGTGAATACACACCTACTCAGTTAGATGAAGGTTTAAGCACTGCTCCTCAAAGTTTAGGGGGTGTTTTTGCTGAGTCTGTACGTGGCGGTGGTGCTCAACTAACAAGTGATGTTGAAAGGTTTAAAGGTCTTGGTAACATTCTGTTAGGAGACCAAGAAGCTGCGCAAAAAAACCTAGCTATAGCTGAAAGTTATGATGACTATTCTTCAGAGCTTTTAGGTCAGATCCAACCCTTTGAAGAATTCCTTGAGGAACCTACTTTTGGTGGATTTTTAACACAGGTAACAAAAGCGATAGGACAGTTTACTCCTATGGCAGTTAGCTCTGTGGCTAGTGGGTTCGGTGGTGCAGCTGCCGGTATGCTTGGTAAAGGTGGGCTCAGACTCGCCGGTAAAAAAGGTGCTGATAAACTTTACAATGACGTATTAAAAAAAGTAGGTAGAAACGAAGCACTGACGCCAGATGAAAAAGTAATTTTTGATGAAGGACTTGGTTATTTAAAATGGGCAAAACGAGGGGGTATAACAGGAGCGTTCGGTCAAGAATATGTAGTAGGTAGTTCGCAGGCTGCTTCTGAATATCAAGAAGCTGGTATAGATTTAACTGCAGCTGAAGCTGCACAATCATTTCTTTTAGGTATACCACAAGCGGTATTAGGTACTGCTTCTGAGACTATTTTCGCTCGTGCTATGTTGAAAAATGCTCTAAAAAAATCTCCTTTAGTTGCTTTAGAAAGAAAAGCACAAACCTTAGGCACTGCTAATTTAAGTAAAAATGAAAAGAAGATGTATAACCTTTTTCAAAAACTACAAAAAAATGGGGAAGGGTCTTTAACAGAAAGCCAACGTGCCGTACTAAGAAAATACAGTGGATCTAAGAAAAACCCTTTCTTTTCTACCATACAAGACGTAGGAAAAGGTTTTGTTGGTTCGGGTGCAGTTGAAGGTGTTACCGAGTTAGGCCAAGAAGGCTTAGGAGTAGCTCAAAGGTTTGCTATTGATGATGAGTATACTGCACGAGACGCAAAACTAAGATTAGCGGAAGCGGCCTTTGCTGGGTTTTTTGCTGGTGGTGCTAGAGGTGGAGCAGGAGGAGCTGCAACTTCTATTATATCGAAGACAAACAATTTAATTTCTAAAGGTGTTAACTTAAGTAATCAATCTAATCAAGATATTTTAGATGCGACAGGTACTATACAAAACACAGAACCCAAAAATAATAATCAAGTTCAAGGAGAATTGAACTTAAATAAAAACACTATATTACTTCCCGGAGTCACAAAAGATAATTACCAAGAAGTATATGCAGGTATTGATTTTGGTGATAAAGACACTGTTTTACCATATAAAGGTCAAGGAGTTGTTCTTGGTACAAAAGAAAGTTTACAAGAAGCTACTAACTACCATTCACGTAATAATGCTAAAGCTACTAACAACCAAGAGGTAACCCTAGCAGAAGAGCAAGAATACCAACAAGCTATTATCAAAGCATTAGATGGAGAAGAACTATTTGATGTAGTTGATAATCCTACTCACGTCATCACTGTAAAAGACGGTGAGGGTAATGTTGTTGCGCAGAAACAAGTGTCTCAAACTGTTGAGAACTTAGATCAAGCAGTTACACAACTTCAACAAAAATATCCAAATACTCAAGTAGAAGCGTTTGCTATAGAAGACACTAGAAACATGATAGACCCTAATGATCCAGATATCGACGCTATGGACGACCTTGAGGCAGATGATGACACTACCTTAGATGATGATCCTGACGCCCCTGTTTTTAGAAACACAAGTGAAATAGTTGATGCCGCAAGACAAGAAGCGGAAAGAACTGGAGAAGATATAAATACTGTTTTAAGTAGACTTGGTGGACAAGGACAAGGAGGGCAGTTTGGACAGCAATTAGAAGAGGCTAGAGTTACTATAGCTCCTGAATTAGTAGCAAGAACAGAGTCAGAGGGAGATACAAACCAAACATATAAATTTAGTGACCCTCTAACTTATAAAAAAACAAACTATGAACCTAGACCAGAAACAAAAGAGGGTAAAAATAAAACAGCTGATGAAGAACTAGCACGACTTAGACAAAGATATTTAGATGAGTTAGGAACAGACCAAGAAAAAACATATTGGGGAGGCGTTGAACAAGATGTTAACTCTCCTAGAATGAAAACTTTAAGTCTAAGTCTTTTAAAAGCTTACTTTGAACAGCAACCAACTAAGCCAGATATTGCAATTGTTACTACTCCATCGGACTCTGGTACTTATTCTTTAGTTACTAGAACAAACCCTAATATTGAGTTGGTGTCTATTCAGTCAGTAGAAAAAGCCGTATTAGAATCTCTATTTAAAAACAAACAAACTGGACAATCTCAAGCAACTCCTGGATTTAAAATAAAAGTTACTAATGGCAACGCTCCCACTACACTGGGATATGGGGATATGAAGTTCTTGTTTGCTAATCAAGATGTATCTGTAAACATGCATACCCTTCTATTTAGCGGTTTACAAATATTTCCTGAGATAAACCTCGAATTAAACACAGTAAGAAATCAACTTCAAGAATCAGGTTTAAATCCTTCTCAGGCTTTTGCTCAAGCTTTTGCTGGAGTAGTTCCTGATATATTGGAAGCCTATAAAGCCCAAGGTTTTGAAGTTGTGGTGCAAAAAGATTTTGGTAAACAAGGTTCTGAGTTTGTAAGTTTAGATGAATCTCCACTTACTATATATGAGGTGCCTTTACTTTATAGAAGATCTAAATCAGAACCGGGTGCGCCTACTCAATTTATGTCTTTAACAGGTATGTTAGAAGACGTAGATAATATCACTTCTGCAAAAAAATCAGCAAGAGAAAAATTTTCAGACTACACAGAAATATTAAATAATTTAAAAGAAGACCCAGAGAATAACCTTTTTGGCGAAGCTCTTGTTGAACGTGCTAAAGCACAGTATGCTCAAGAAGGTGGGGATATGAGTATATTTTTTACAACCACTAGCCCTCAAGGTATTGTTGGAAAACTAACTGAAATACAAAAACTTAACAAGAAACTTAATGACCCTAAGTTATCTGAAAAAGAGGTAGCAGCATTAGAACAAGCTATAAATACTTACAATAGAGAGATTAACCAAACATTAGGTAAAGATGATTCTAGAGTACAACAAGGGGGTCGAGATGAGTCCGTAGCTATGAGAGAGTCTACTGCTAGGGCTGGAGACCTTAGAGTAGAAGGGCCTACCGGAGTAGTGCCTGAAATGACTACGCAAATATTTGATGATAATGGTGAGTTAATAGTATTACCGCAACAACCAGCACAAGAAGGGACTTTACCTGTTACTGAGTATGAGATTGGTCAAAAAAGAGATGAATTCATTCAGACTCAAGAAAGAGTGCAAACTGATTCCGGTAATGTACCCTTAAATTTAAGAGAAGCCGAACAGCAACGTGCTGAAAGAAACTTAGAAAGAGTTAGAGCAGAAGACACTACACCTACTGCAACTGAAGCCGCACCTGAAATAGATTTATTTGAAGACACTCCAACTTTTAATCCTGCTGGTGTTGAGGTCAATCTTAATAATGTAGAAGCTGGAGTAGAGGCAAGCCCAAATGCTGCAGCTATATTTGATTTACAAGAAGGCGACAGAAAATTTACTGGTGAGAGTTTTATAGGTGAAATGAATAGAAAGTTAAAAGATTTATTTAAAATTACCAGTAAAACTTTTGTAATAACAGCTGAAGACTCAGTTAACTTAAGTCTTAAAAATCCAGATGGAAGTGAGATGCAAACTATGAATAGTGATGGTGAATCTCGTACTGTAGCTGAAGCAATTAGACAAACACAACAAGAGATGATTGCAAAAAATCACCCCGGTATGGCGCACAGATTTGCGGGTGGGCAGATAAATATAGTTATCATAAACCCTCAAGCACTGCGAGGGACCAATAAAACAGCTAATGATATTGCTTCTACTTATGTACTAGGACATGAGTTAGGCCACGTAATATTTAGAGAAGAAATGACTAGACTAGGATTAGATGCTTTTGGTCAAAGAACAGATAAGAAAGTAAGTAAGGCAGACGAAAGAACTGGTCAAATTTTATTTAAAGAATTTAAAAAAGTAGAAGATCAATATACAACTCGAGAATTCCCTTTTGAAGAATGGTACGCTGACAGAATGTCGCAGTTTTTATTGGAAGAGGGTGCGGGAACAGTTACTACTATGGAACCTTCTACACCTATGGCTCCTAGTGCTTTCAAATACTTCCAAACTCTTGCTAAAAAAATAAAACAACTTTGGCAAAGTTTTGATAGAAGGATTAGAGCAAGGTACGGAGAAGTAAACCCAGTCTTTACTGATTATGCAAATGGTGTTGTAGAAGCATACCGAAATGGTTTAACACGGGACAATATTACTGCGAGTGTAACAGAACAAGCAGATATAAGAAATTGGGTAGATAGTACTTCTGAAATGATTGGTAAAATGGTGGGTAAAAAGAATGCTACACGTTTTAATGCGTTAGCTAAAAAAATATTAAGAAGCGAGTTTGCAAAAGATGTACGTGGTTTCTTTACTTACATACTAGCCCCTGCAGATAACTATTTACGTTTAGTAAATCCTGAATTAGCTAAAGCTTTGTACTCTAGATCACAAACTACAGAAACAACTGGATTTTTTAATTACCACCCTGTTGTACAGTACAGATATACCAATGATTTTTACAAAATTTTTAATATCGAAAAAGATCCGACTACAGCTGATTTAGAAAGAATTGATAGCGTTTTAGAGGGTGCAGAACAACTTGCAGCTTTACCTCAAGAAGAAAGAGTTGCAGCAGCTGACAACCTTACTGTATTAGATAAAGATGGTAATTCTATCCAAGTAGATGGTGCAGAAGCATTAGAAGTTCTTAAGTTTTTTGATACTTTTTATGATGATTACATATTTAAAAATGAGTTAGACCCTGAAAACCCAACAGTTTTAAAAAACATGTTGTTTTTTACTAGACAATACGACATAGCTAAATTAGCTGCAGAACCCGAAGCAAGGGAAGCTTTGGCAAGGGTATTACAAAAATATAATCCTGATGATAGTTTTGAACAATCTTTAGCTTCTGTAGAAGCTATGGTAGCTAGTGCAGAAAGTTCTGATGCAATAAGACTCGAAGGTGCAGCTGATTTATCTATAGGTATGCAAAAAGATAGACAGAAAAAATTTATTAACATAACTAACAATGCTGATTTACGTAATATAGAAGGTATTGGAGATTTAATTATTCCTGCGCACCACGCAATAAGAAAATACATTGCTGAGAATGTTAAGAAAGTAGAATTTAAAAATAAAGTTACTACTACTTTAACTCAAGGTGATTTTGCAAATGGTAGAAATAATTTAGAAAAGTTTGACGTAGGTGAAAGAGTCTCTGGACCGAAAGCAGCTGAGGTTATGATTAATCGTATTGATAATCAAAGAGATAGAGGGCGTGCAAGAAAAGCTGTACAAGCCATGTTAGGAAAAGCAGGTATGAACATGCCGGGTTGGTTAAGAACTACTCAAAGTTACTTGTTAGCTTTGAATGTTATGACTTATTTAACTTTTGCTACAGTAGCCTCTTTACCAGACTTAGCTGGGCCAGTGCTTAGATCTAAAGAAATGAGTATTTTTGGTAAAGAATTTAGAACTCAAATAGCTAACTATTTTAACAATAGAAAGGAAATGGAGCAGTTTGCTCGTGATGTAGGTGTTATTGGTTTTGATTCTATATCTCAAATGTATATTAATGCTGGTGAGTTAGGGTATATGACAGAAGGTACAAAGTATTACACTCAACAATTTTTTAAATACACAGGATTAGAGTGGTATACAAACTTTACTAGAATATATGCTGCAGGTATGGGTAGACAGTTTTTAATTAAACACGCTAATGATAACTCTGTAAAATCAAAAGAATACTTAACTGAATTAGGCGTAACTGCAGAACAGATAAAAGCAGCACAAAAGTCTGGTTGGGACTTTAGTGATCCACAACATAAAATGGTACAAGATGCGGTAGCTAGATTTACTGAAGAATCAATTGTACGTCCAAATGCTGCGGAAAGACCTGCATGGGCTTCTAACCCGTACACAGCTTTGATATTCCAACTTAAATCATTCTTCTATGCGTATGGTAAAAATATCATAGGTGGTGTAATTAGAAATACCCAAAGTACATTTAATCGAGAAGGTAAGATATCTGCAGCAGCAATGCCAGCTATATTTGCCTCGACTGCACTTTTACCACTAGCGATGATTGGTATGGAACTACGAGAACTTTTAAAATACTTCCTTTCGCCTATATCCAGTGCTGTAGACTTTAATGATAGGACTGAAGCGTTTAGTTTTGATTCTAGTAAATTTAGAACAAACGATATGGGTTATGGTGAGTGGCTATTAGAGGCTTCTGACCGTTCTGGGGTGTTCGGGGCATACACGATGTTATTCCCTATGTTTGAAGCAGGCAGATTTGGTGATGAGTTCTACACAAGTTTATTAGGCCCAACAGCACAGAGATTTGAAGATTTAGTAAAAGGTGATGTGCAGGCTAAGGATTTTATGCCGGGTTTTGCGAGCGTATACTAATAATATATAATGAGGTAAATTATGGCTTATTCATCAACAATTAAATTAGTAGTAGGTGATACTCTACCTGAGTTGAACTTTACACTAAAAGACAGTAATACCGCAGCTGCAGGTAAAACTCTAGATGCAGAAGACAGTACTACTTGGGCAGCAGTAGACTTATCTGGTAGTACCGTGCGTTTTAGAATACGTGAAGTAGGATCTACTTCTGTGTTAAGTACAATTACCGGTACGATTACAAGTGCTGCAAATGGACAAGTTACCGTAGCTTTTCCTAATTCTACATGGACAACTGCGGGTACTTTTGAGGGTGAAATAGAACACACAACCAGTGGTGGTGGTGTGCAAACAGTACAAGATTTAATAAAATTCCAAGTGCGTGATGACTTTGATTAATGGCATTACGAGCAATATTATCTCATTCTAAGCTACGCGCTGTTGTAGATACTGACTCGTTAGAGCAGGTTACAGTATTTGCAAACATCAAAGCTCTAACTAGTTTCATTAAGTTAAATTATGGTTTAGATTTTGTTAACTTATCGGCAGCTAATATTCTATTAGACGCTGATTCTAAAAACTTATATTTTGCTCCCGGATATCAAGATGATAAGGCTTTGACCTTAGTTATAAGTGAAAATCAAGTATACAATTTAGGTAAGGCGCTCTCCGATACCCCTACTTTAAGCGAATCACATGCAGCTTCTATAGGTAAAGCTTTATCAGATTCTCCTATAATTAGTGAGGCTTTTTCTAGAATAGTCACTTATAGTAGAGACTTTAGTGATACTCCCACCATTAGTGAATCTCTAGCTTCTTTGTTTAGTAAAGCTTTGTCAGAAACAACAGCTATATCAGAAAGTGAAGCAAAAGCTGTAGGTAAAACTGTAAATGACAGTCAGCCTAGCGATCAGACCTTTACCGTAACTGTAGTAAGCACTGGAAGTGGTAATAAATATTATATAGATGGTGTACAACAGGCAACCTTATCCCTTATTGCAGGTGCCACTTACAGATTTGACCAATCTGATTCTAGTAATTCAGGTCACCCGTTACGTCTTTCTACTACTTCTAATGGTACTCACGGTGGAGGTTCTGAACATACCGCGGATCCCAATGTAACGTACAACGGTACTCCGGGACAGGCAGGTGCTTACACTGAAGTAGATCTTGATATTTTTACAGAGTCTATGGCTAGCACATTCTTTTATTACTGTAGCATCCACTCAGGAATGGGCGGGCAAATTAATGTTACTACTACGGGAGATATAAGTATGTCGGAGTCTTTAGCTCGACAAGTGTCTTTTGTTAGAGCTTTATCTGATGCTTATACTTTAGATGATACTGCTAGTGCTAGTGACGAACTGCAAACTGATACAAATATGCAGAAAGGTAACGTGTTTTCTGTCTCAGATGCACCAGTTTTGAGCACTGAACCTGCGTTAAGTGATACTCAAGCTATAGCAGAACAAGCCGCATTGACTGTAGCTAAAGCACTTGCAGATAATTTAACCATGTCTGAGGCTACTTTAGTGGGTTCTGGAGCGATTCTTTCAGATACACCTTCTTTAGCAGAGGCGATTCAATCTCTAAACTCTTCCAAATCGCTTTCTGATAGTGCTACAATATCCGAATCGCTGAGTATTCTATTTGTCTCTGGGGCTTCTAGTGTATTGAATACGGCAGCTTTAAACACAAGCGTATTAAACTAACGGAGCAAACGCATGATAAATGATGGCTTAAATTTAAAAGGTAAATTAGCAATATCCTTAAATGGTCAGGTCGTAAAAGAAGTAGATAATATAGTAGTTACTACAGGTAAGAACTATGTCGCTTCTCGTATGAAAGATGCTACCGCTACAGCCATGTCTCACATGGCTATTGGTTCTGGTACTACTAACCCCGCTGCTGGTGATACTGCACTAGAAACTGAACTTGGAAGAGTTGCTCTTACAAGCACAGCCGTTTCTAATGCTGTTGTAACTTACACCGCTACTTTTGCAGCGGGTACAGGTACTGGAGCAGTTACAGAAGCAGGTATTTTAAATGCCTCTTCTAGTGGTACTTTACTTTGTCGTACAGAATTTTCTGTAGTAAACAAAGGTTCAGCAGACTCTATGACAATTACTTGGACAGTTACAGTCAGCTAATTAAGAGGACTTAATTGTGACAGGACTTGTTTTTAAGAACAATGCCAAAACTACACTATCAAGTGCGGTTAATAATTCTACTACTACGATTCCAGTAACGGAAGGTAGTGTTTTTCCAGCTTGTAATTTAGGTAGTTCTGGTACTTTTTTCTTTGTCACGCTTGATGACGATACCAACAATGAGATAGTAAAAGTTACGGTATCGTCTGGTAGTTCAGGCAATCAAAACCTAACTGTAGTGAGGGCCCAAGAAGGTACTTCTGCAACAGCTTTTGATTCAGGCGATAAAGTTGAATTAAGAATGACAGCTGGGATGGTTGATACTTTCAACCTTTCCGGATCTGATATATCTCTTGATTCTTCTAATAATAGAATGGGATTTGGTGATACAACTCCCGAAGTATCTCTTGATTTAGGTTCAAAAACAGATTCTTTACATGTTCCAGTAGGAACAACCGCACAAAGACCGGGATCTCCGGAAGCAGGTTATCTTAGATACAACTCAACAACGGGTAAGTTTGAAGGTTATACAAACGCTTGGGGTGATTTAGCAGGTGGTTCAGATTTTCTTGTAACCAATACTTTTACAACTGCAAATGCTTCTACTACTGCATTTACCATTTCCAACGCAGTACAAGATGAAAAACAATTACTAGTTTTTATAGACGGGGTATTCCAAGCACATAATTCTTACAGTGTCTCGGGCACGACTGTTACACTAAGTACAGCTCCAGCATCTGGTAGAGAAGTAACAATATATTCTGCTCTAAGTAATTTACAAGGAGCAAACATGGTTAAAGCAACCATGACTGGAGATAACAGTGACACTACTTTAAATTTGGGTGTTACTCCTGTAAGCGAAAATAACGTACAAGTTTACTTTGATGGTGTTTATCAAAACAAAGATAGTTTTTCTATCTCTGGTCAAACTCTTACCTTTGGTGTTGCTCCGCCAACTGGTGTAGCAGTAGAAGCTATTACACATACTATTTTAGATGTTAGTGCTGCAGCTTCTAGTGTTTTGATAGATGAGTTTACTGGAGATGGTTCAGATGTTACTTTCACATTATCAGCAGCACCAGCAAACGAAAACAATACACAAGTATATGTTGGGGGTGTTTACCAAGAAAAATCTACCTATAGTGTTAGTGGCACAACTTTAACTTTTTCTGAAGCGCCAGCTAATACTGTATCTATCGAAGTAGTATCAGTTGCTGTAGGACAAATAAACTCTGCTATACAGCTATCAGATGCAGATGGCGATACATTGGTTCAAGTAGAAGAATCTGCT